GGGGGTTGTTATCATTTTACATTTTTATTATTTTCATTTTTTCATATCATTGCTTTTATATAAACAATAAATTAAAAGACATGGACACTAACAATAATAACAAAAACTCATCACTTTTAAATGAATATGAAATTAATTTTAATAAACCTAGTAGTCAAATATTACATCAATTAATGAATAGTGATAAACATGTTAATAAAGCAGACAAATTACAAGTTTTTGAATATTATAAATATTTATTCATGGTAAGACATAATGTTTTACATAAATTAATATTGGACATGTTAGGTAAAAACTGGTCTGAAGAAATTGCTGTTGGTGTTTTTTTCGTAGATAAAATAAACATACCCATTGAATATGCTGGTAAAACGCCTGATATTATTCACATTGTCAACGAAGAAAAAATTACCTATTTAATAATAGATGTGTCAATTAGTAGAGATATACATAAGACTGAAAAAGAGAAATTTAATAAATATCAACCAATTGTCGATTTTTTAAATGAAAATAAGTTTAATGCTAAATACATTCATGTCAACGTCGATAATAATTTAAATAATCTATTACAGGAGGTTCACAAAATCAATGATTATGCTATTAAAGAATTTGACAAAAACATTTTGGTGAGATGTGTTGACATTATTAATGATAAGAAAATATTTGTAGATGATCATTTGGACAAAGAAGTTAAGGAATTTTTAATGGAAAAAGAATTTAGCAAAAAAGATTTTATAATTGAAAAATATGAAGATATACTGTCTCAAATGAAATTAGAAAGTGTAGGGAGATATTCAGATTTGAATGTTGAAAGCGACGTTTTTAAATCTTTCAATTCCAGATCAAATTGGGTTAAAAAAATTGAAGAATGTCAATTTATGGGTGAAGAAAAATTTTGTGCCTATTTAAAAGACATACTGGAAACAGAATCCACAATTAAAAATAAATATAAAGATAAAACATTAGACAAAAGGCAATTTGATGATGCCCATAATATTATAAACGAAAGGTCTAAAATAAATTTATTGAAAACACCAAAACCAACACATCACTTGTTGATACCTTTTGATAGTGAATTTAGTGAAAAAAAAGATAAAGACAATGATGCTAATGATATTTCCGCTGAAATTGAACAGGAAAGCACGATGACATTTATGTTTGATTTTTTAAATGATATGAGTGAAATGGAAAAAAATAACGGGAAAATTTTTAATAATAAAATGTACATGTTGATGGATTTGTTTGGTCAAATCAAGTGGGCGTTGAAGGATTCTGTTGATAAAGACCTTAATCAAGCATTGTATTATGGTAGGGATAGTTATCAAAAAATCCATGATGAATTTAAAATCATTAGGAAAAAAATGATCGTGTATAATGCCATTAAAAGTTCAAACAAAATCAAAGGTTCTGTTTTAAGAAGAGCAAACATTCTCATTAATAAAAACGATAGTGAGGCATTGGTCAAATTCAAGGAAGAATTTCAAAATGAGATGAAAGAAAAGAAAATAACCATTACAGAAAATTATTCATTCAGAGATTATTTGAGAAATCAAAATCTATTAAAACTTGATGATAAAGAAGCCTATGTTGTAAAATTAAAAACAATAAGTTGCAATTTTAATCAGTTTTCTCAGGAGGCAATGACCGGTTATAATAAGTCTGGTGTGAAAAAACAAATAAATGAAATGGATGATAAAGACAGAAAAACAATTGAACTTGAAAATAATAATTGTATTGATTTTTTTTTGAAGAAAATGTGTGAAGACACAAAGACAATGAACACTTATAGAGAGGAGGATTTTTTGTTGAACACAAATAACCTTGGTTTTGATTCTTTGAAAGCAAATGATCTCAAAAGAGAAACAATGAAAGGTTACAAACCATATTATGAGTCTTTAAGGGATACAATTGCTTATAGTTATTCCAGAGCTTTGAACAATTGTTATAATCAACTAATGCATGTTGAATTATACAAAGGTAAAAATAAACATTTTTATGTGTATAATAGTGGTATAAAAAATTTATTAATTGTAGTGTTGTTAACCTATACTGGTAATAAAGATGACGCAGGGAAACCTTTTTTATCAATAATCAAAACAACAACACCAGAAGATTATAATAATGGCTTTTTTGGAAAAACATACACTTATAAAATAAATGAGACAGAATATTATGTATTGACCAATTGGAGGAGGTTGAGCATTGCTAAGATATCATACATGAGAGACACATTTTATTCAACACTATCATCAACAATGAACACAGCCTTGTCTTCCCCTCGTGCTGAAGAGTATCTTCTAGATGAAAAAATTAGAAGAATTTATTCATTAAGAATGATGATTGGTTATTCAACAAATCAAAAAGTTGGTGAATTATTAATGGACAGTAGATATGCATATATGTCTGCCTTTTCGGTCTATACCAATATTAGTAAACTTTTAGTTGAGAAGTTTGGACCACCTTTTAATAATTGCCTAGAGTCCTGGATTGTGTTTAGACTATTGACAAGATTGCCACAAATACATGAACATGCAATTACAAAAAGAAAAATTGTTCCCTCACCTGTATCAATGAAATTTAATGTAAGAGATGTAAATACAATTGGCGGTATGATGACATTGCCCTCTTTATGGTTTAATGAGGAACTTAAAGATGTAACAGAATTATTAGATGAGGCATTTATATATGTACATACAATGAAAGAACCTGCAAACATTTTCCATGAACAAATAAAAGCTTTAAAAACAATTGTTGATTTTCAAACGGAGTATGACAATCTACCAGACATTTTTAAATATGGTAATAGTGAAAATGAAAATGACTTAAATAATTTTTTATTAAATGAAACAAAAATAGGTTGTGTGACTGGTGTGATAATGTTGTCTACAGCATTAACAATCAATAGAGAACAACCCAATTTTCGCAAGATTACTCATAATTTAAATGCTGAAGGCATTTCTGAAATATTGAGTACAAAGGCTGTTATTTCAAACTTGGATAGAGAAGTCATCACCACTGAGAATTTGTCTAATAGAGATAAATCAAAAAAGGCAAGGGTTAAAAAATACATTGATAAAAAAAGTGAAAATAATGCACCAGACAGAATTTATTCAATAATCAATGAATCTGAATATTATAACAAATTCAAATTAAGACAAAAAGTAATGGAAACAATGTTGAGTTTGATTGAGAGAAACCCTGAAATTGAAACCACTGTGTCCATGGCTAATTTTTTTATAAAGAGACAAAAAGGTCAAGTTCTAGCTGACATCTGTATAAAAGCTCAATATGGGGCCAAAAGAGAATTTTATGTTGTAAACATTGGTGCGAAAGCATTGGCAAGGTGTACTGAAAACTTTTTTAAAGAATTATCTATAAACTCTCCTAATGAAGCCATAACAATGCCGGGTGACAAAAAAATTATTAAAATGCAGAAAATGTTGGACAACATTTATTTTAATGATTACACAGAAGATCATTCTTTAATGTATGTAAATGGAGACTGCACGAAGTGGTCTGCATGTGAGACAATGCCCAGCTTTTTAGCAATGGTACATTCTATGAAAGAAAAAATTACTGATAACACCTATCAGGTTTTAATTGCAACATTCAATGCCTGGGGTGATAAAAGGATACAGGTACCAACCACTGTTTTTAATAAAGTCGAACCAACAAGTAAATTTAACACATTGTATCTGAATACTGACATTGTTAGAAACACTGCTCAATTGAAAAGCACTCAAAACTTTTTGCAAGGTATGTTTAAT